TGCCAGACGGAAACGTAACCTCCTATCCTGATCCCGGAACCAAGGGGCATCCTTGGACAATCGGTTATGGATCTACCGGCCCGGACATTCAGCCGGGAACCATTTGGACGATCAAGAAGTGTGAGGATGCCCTAGACCATCACATCCAATACTTTTATGCAGGACTTTGCAAACTTAGTCCAACATTTCCAAATGCCGCTCCGAGGAGGATTGCTGCAGTCACAAGCTGGGCGTACAATTGCGGACTAGGAAATTACCGCATCAGTACGTTTAAAAAGCGCGTAGACGCATCGGATTGGGAGGGTGCGGCTGTAGAGTGCCTGAAATGGAATAAAGCCTCTGGGCGCGTTTTAGCGGGTCTTACAAGACGGAGGGCGGCAGAAGCTGCATTCATGCGATGAAATCACAGGTCAACAAAGCAGGCAATTACACGAAGCCAGAAATGCGTAAGAGGCTCTTTGACAGCATCAAAGGGTCAGCGGTGCAGGGAACTGCAGCGGGACAGTGGTCAGCCCGTAAGGCGCAGTTGCTAGCCAAAAAATACAAAGAAAAAGGCGGCGGTTACCGTGATTGAGTTTGTCCAAAAGCAGCTTGAGGCTTCAGAGCGACTCTACAGAGTTATGGCTGAGGATAACCAACTCCGCGCCCATAATCTGCAGATGTGGATTGACATGACTGCGGACTATCAGAAAAAGCTTGCAGATCGCGACCAGATTATTGAAGAGTTGCGAGCAGTGATTGCCAAGTATGAAGCGAAATGAAAGAGCCGCAGCAAAGCCTCAAGGAGTGGACCGCACAGAACTGGCGTACAAAATCAGGTAAGCGATCTTCAGATACGGGCGAAAGATACCTGCCTGAAGCAAAGATCAAGATGCTGACGCCACAAGAGTACGCAGCAACAACACGAGCCAAGCGCGAAGGAAAAAGGCAGGGTAAACAGTTTGTTCCTCAGCCTGAGTCGATTAGAAAGAAGGTGTGGTGATGCCAGCTTATGCAATGACCTACAACAACCTGGTAACAGACATCCAGCAGTATCTGGAGCGCACTGACACGGCCACGGTTGATCGCATTCCTACTTTTATTGGCCTTGCAGAGCAGGTTATTGCAAGTCAAATCAAGTTCTTGGGTAACTTGACAGTCCAATCAAGTGCCATGATTGCAAGCAATCCTGTGATTGACAAGCCGGCTCGCTGGCACAAAACAGTTTCGATGAATGTCACGGTTGCCGGCAAGCGTTATCCTGTTTTACTACGAAAGTATGAGTACCTAAGAGAATATTGGCCCGATCCCACGCAAACAGGAATTCCTAAGTTTTACTGTGATTACGATTACACGCACTGGTTCGTAGCGCCGACACCGACAATTGCCTATAACTTCGAGGTGCTGTACTACGAAAGAGTCGCACCTTTAAGCACAGAGAACCAAACGAACTGGTTTACGGTTTACGCGCCACAGGCTCTGCTTTACGGCTCACTCTTGCAAGCCATGCCGTTTCTGAAGAACGATGAGCGTACGCCGGTATGGCAGGCGCAGTATGACGCAATCATGCAAACCCTTATGGCCGAGGATAAGCTGAGAATCGCTGATCGCCAGGCCATCGCTGCGGATAGTTAATTATGAGCTATACAAGTCCATTTACGGGTGACGTGGTCCTCCCGACTGACGTTTCTTACGAATCCATCACATTAACAGCTAACCTTCAGTTGGTGTGGCCGATTAATGGAAACCTCAGCACAGAAACGCCTGCAGCAAGGATCATGGATGTATCGGCATCAAGTGCTGGTCTTGAGCTGCGGATGCCGCCTGCCAATCAAGTTTCAACAGGGCAAGATGCGCTGATCAAAAACACGGGCGCAAATACCTTTACAGTCAAAACCTATGGCGGTGCAGGAACTATCATCGCTATCGCTTCTGGTGAATCCAAATACATTTACCTTACCGATAACTCAACAACCACGGGAACTTGGGCAAACTTTGCCTTTGGCACAGGAACATCGTCAGCAGATGCTGCAACCCTTGCCGGCGCTGGTTTATTGGTTTCAGGACTTACGCTTAATCAAAGTCACCCCGTTGTTTCTATTGTTGCGGGTCAATCTTTTGTTAGCGGTGACCGAGCCAAAGCTTATGTGTGGGGTGGTGGCGCTACCACGGTGACGCTTCCTTCTGCGGTAACCGTAGGCAACAACTGGTTCATGCTCATCAAAAATAACGGCACAGGAACGCTTACCTTAGCTTCTGCAAGCGGCAATATTGATGGTGCTGCGACAAAAGCATTTGCTCCGAGTGAATCTGCGTTTTTAGTTTCAACAGGAACGGAATACGTTACCGTAGGTTTTGGAGTAAGCACTCAGTTTGAGTTCGGCGTTCTTACAAAAACTGTTACCAGTGGAACGTACACGCTTACGGCAAGCGAAGCAGCCAATACGCTCATGATTATTGACGGCACTTTATCGGGCAATGTGACCATTATTGTGCCGCCTGTGGTTAATCTTTACGTTGTCAGCAATCAAACTACCGCCGGAGGGAACACAGTCACCATTTCTACGGGAATTGGCGGTTCTAATACAGCCACGGTTCCTGCTGCTGGGCAAGCCACATTGTTTTGTGATGCTACAAACATTCTTAATGCAAACACAACGCAAGCTGGCGGCACATCATTTAGCTTGGTCAATGGAACTGCTGGCAGTCCATCACTTAACTTTGGCGCAGAAACCAATACAGGCATTTACAGGCCTGGTGCCGGCAGGTTTGGCGTATCTATTCTTGGCAACCTTGTTCTTGACATCATAGCCGCGGGTTTAAGCGTTACGGGCGGGGTTACGGTAACGACTACTGTGACAACTGCATCGGGAACTGCAGCGGCACCAGCTATTACGTTTACAGGCGATACCGACACCGGAATTTACCGCACAGGTGCAAATGGTGTTGGCATTACTGCCAACGGTTCGCAGGTAGCAAGATTTGAAACAACCGGAATGACAGTGACGGGCGTAGGCGCATTTTCAGGCGCAGTTTCCGGTGAATCTGGCACTTTTACGGGTACAGGTTCATCTGCGGGCATTCAAGGCGCAAATAGTGTCAACGGAGGCACGTTTTGACTAAGAAGGTCTTTGCCCTTGATACAAGACCTGGTATCCAGCGGGACGGTACGATCTTTGATAAAGAGTACTACACCGATGGTAAATGGGTGCGTTTTCAAAAGTTTGGTGGCGAGTTTGCACGTCCAAGGAAGATGGGCGGATACCGCGAGATCGTTAATAGCCTTGCTGGACCATCAAGGGGCATCTTTGTTGTTGTCCGCAACCTCTTTAATAACATTTACAGTGGATATAACGACGGACTTCAACTGATTCCTGTGAACAATAATGGGGTGGGATCAGGCATTCAGGATTACAGCTTTGGTGGTCCTATTCTCACAATTACGCTTATTGATGGCGGCACGGGATACGCTAACGCTACCTATACCAACGTCCCGCTGATTTACAGCACATCAGGTACAGGCATTGGCGCTAGGGCAACCATTGTTGTCTCGGGAACTGCGGTTACATCAGTCACGATTACAAGCGGTGGAATACGGTATGTCAAGGGTGAATTTCTTACCGCAGCCGCGGCGAATCTTGGCGGCTCTGGTTCTGGTTTATCTATTCAGATTGCAACCATCGATTCGCCGTTTACTGCAAGCGATCAAAACTCATGGCAGTTTGATACGTTTACTGACACGGTGGGATACCAAACAAATCTTTTATTAGCCCATCCTTCAAGAGATCTTGAGGACATTGATAGCGGAATCAATACGCGTTTGCTTTGCGGACCCTTAACGGGAACCATCCTTTGGGCAGCAGGACTGTTTGCAGTGGACAACTGTACGACAACAAACGCCACTAATACCGTCACGCTCACGGAAATCAATCCCAAGATTGCTTCTGGCCAGGTTGTCAAGGGTTATGGGATCGCTGCAGGAACGACGGTCACGGCCATCGTAGGGACGACGATTACCTTGAGCGCAAACGCCACGGCATCAAGCACAACAACCTTGACGTTTGACAATGAGGTAAGCATCTCGGGCGGCGTGATTAGTTTGCACCCTTATGTGTTTGTCTACGGCAATGACGGACTCATTCAGAACTGCTCTGCCGGCGACATTGATGACTGGGTATCAGCAGATGCTAATCGGGTGAATGCGGCAACAGGAAAAATCCTGCAAGGCTTGCCAGTTCGAGGTGGCTCAAACTCACCATCAGGGTTGTTTTGGTCTTTGGATAGCTTAGTCAGGGTTTCTTTTAATCCACAGACGTTGGGTGTGCCTGGCACAGGAAACTTTGCTGCGCCGACCTATTGGCGCTATGACATCCTTACGAGTCAATCATCGTTCTTGTCATCATCGGCGGTGATTGAATACGATGGAATCTATTTTTGGACAGGCGTTGATCGGTTTTTGTTATACAACGGTGTAACGAAAGAGATTCCTAACACGTTCAATCAGAACTACTTTTTTGATAACCTTAATTACAACCAAAGGCAAAAGGTTTGGGCAACTAAGGTTCCGCGTTTTGGTGAGGTTTGGTGGTTTTATCCGAGGGGTGATGCTACTGAGTGTACTGACTGTGTGATTTACAACGTCAGGGATAACACTTGGTATGACACTGGACAAGCCTTAGGTTCGCAACGCTCTGCAGGCTACTTTTCGCAAGTTTTCAGGTTTCCTGTCCAAGCAGGTTATGAAGTCAATACGGCTGATGCCATCAACCTTGTGACGATTTCTAATGCTGGATCAGGTTACGCGAATGCAACTTATTCTTATGAACCTCTTACAGGAGGAACAGGAACAGGTGCAAACGCCACCATCAGCGTAATTGGCGGTTTAGTGCAAACTGTAGTCATTAATGACCGAGGAGGCGGATACACAGTAGGTGATGTTTTAACAGCAACATTAGACGGAATTGGAACGGGCTTAGAGATTACTGTTCAGTCTTTGATTCAGCAAATGTCGCTTTGGCAGCATGAGACGGGCAAAGATGAAATCAAAGGAGCATCTGTTCTTGCGATTGAAAGCTCGTTTACGACATCAGATCTTGGTGTCGTTGCTGGTGGTCCCGCTACATTTTCGCCTGTCGGTGAAAACAAGTGGACAAGAATTGAGCGGGTCGAGCCAAACTTTATTCAGGTTGGCAACTTGGATTTGTACATTGTTGGAAGGCCCTACGCTGATGAAGTTGATCAGATTACGGGACCGTATACCTTTGCACCAGGAACGGGCAAGATTGACATGAAAGAGCAAAGAAGAATCTTGCGCTTGAAGTTTGTCAGTAACGTAGCCGGCGGTGACTACCAAGTGGGTAAGATCATTGTGGACGCCGATACGGGCGATGTAA